GCACGGCTCGATCAGGTCTGGTGGGAAGGTGGCGAAGTGCGCGCCCTTGAAGGGGCGGGTTGCGACGGTCCAGACGCTCCGGCGGTTGCGTGTGCCGCTGGCTGCAGGCTCGGCCATCGCTTCACTGTCGAAGTAATAGCGAGGCGACTTGCTGAGCAGGAAGATGTATTCATGCGCCTTGGTGCAGCGGTCGCGCACCGACTCGGGCATGGGGTTGGGCTTGTGCCAGATGATGTCCTGCCGGAGATACCAGCCGTCTGCCTGTAGAGCGAAGGCGACGCGCCAGGGGATTCCGATGAGATCCTTGTCCTTCAGGCCGATCGACGCCGCGCGACTGGTGCGATCGCTCATCTGCTCCAGGGTGTTGCGCGTGCTGCCGACCTTTGCCGTTTCTGGCACCTTGCGATCAGTGCCACCAGTTCTGGCGTAGCTGTCGCCAAGGTTTAGCCAGAGTGTGCCGTCGTCGCGCAGCACGCGGCGCACCTCGCGGAAGACGGCGACCAGCTCAGCGACAAAGGCTTCTGGCGTCTGCTCGAGGCCGATCTGGCCGTCGTGGCCGTAGTCGCGGAGGCCGAAGTAGGGCGGGCTGGTGACGCAGGTGTGGAAGTGGGCAGGGGGCAGCGACTGCAGCACGGCGCGGCAGTCGCCTGGGAGTATTTGCCAGCTCACGAAGGGGTGGGTGGGGGCCGACAAATGTTGCCCCCTAGGTCGGTAGGTTGGCAAGCAGCTGCTCAGCATCCGTCACAGAGCGCGCGACGCCGGCGATGCCACCAGCGGAGGCGACGGCCAGCTGCCAGTTGTGCTGCTCAGGGGATAGGCGACCGCGGGGGGTCTTGATCTCGATCGAGGTGAAGACGGCGAGGCGCCGCCCCACCATGTCGGGGGTGACCACCACCGTGCGCCAACCGATCAGGTCAGCACTGCCGCGTGCGAGGCCGAAGGTGACCAGCCGGCCGGTGCGGGGATCGGGCAGAGAGCCGACCTGATTGCGGAACAGTCTGGTGTCGGGCCTGGTGCCAACGGCCAGCCGGATCTGCTGCTGGAGGGTGGTCTCGGCGTTAGCCATGGCTGCGCGCGGCGTGGAGGCGGTACGCCCAGCCTGGGGAGTAGCCCCGCTGCTTGGCGACGGCCAGGAGATCCTGCAGGGTACGGGCACGGCCAACTTCGCGGCGCTGATCCTTTGCGCGCATCTCGGCCCAGATCTGAAGGTTGTGCCGCTCGATCTCGATCCGCTGCTCGACGGTCTCCTCTCCGGTTGAGAGAATCATTCCGCCGTAGATGCCGTCATACGGGCGGCTCCTGACGAGCTCCTGCAGCTCGCCCTTCAGCTGCTTGATCTCTCGCTGCGATGCAGCGCACTCGGTGCCGCAGACGGGGCAGACGGGCTGCGGCTTGAAGGCAGCAAAGCAGCTCTCGCAGGTGCGCACCGCTGGCGCTGGCGGCCCCCCCTTGCTGGTGCGGCGCCTGGCGTCGTCCAAGCTCCACTCGCGGTGGTCATCGGGAAAGCCATGGCGGTGGACGTTGCCGACGTGATCAAGGATCAGCGCGTGAGTCTTGCCTGGTGCGGGGCGGAGCACGCGACCGACCTGCTGGAGGTAGAGGCCCTCGGACTGCGTGGGGCGGAGCAGGATGGCAGCGCCGACCGATGGCACATCGGTGCCTTCGCTGATCACGTCCACCGACACCAGCACCTGCAGGGCGCCGGTGCCGAGATCGGCGATCAGCTGCTCGCGCTCCTCAGCTGGAGTGGTGCCCAGCACCACCTGCGACGTAATGCCGCTGTCACGAAATTGTCGTGCAACATGCTCAGCGTGCTTCGTGGTGCAGCAGAAGGCGACCGCGCTACAGCCACGGCCAAGCCGCTGGAAATGCTCAATTGCGTCGCCAGTTATTGATGGCTTGTCTAGCTGCTGCGCGGCATCTTCCGGGGCGTAATCGCCTGATCTGATTCGCAAATTGTCTAATTGCACAGCTGAAGCCGGTGCATAGATCTTCGCCGGTGTGAGGAAGCCTTGTGCAGTCAGCTGCTGCACCGAGGGGCCTTGCACCAGGCGATCGAACACCTCACCAAGTCCGCGGCCATCACGGCGGATTGGTGTTGCTGTGACGCCCAATCGGTAGGCCTCGGGCCAGTGACTGAGCACGCTCCCCCACGTGCCAGCGACAGCGTGGTGCGCCTCATCGATAACGATGAGATCGGGCTGCCAGGTTTGGTGCTCGAGACGGCGGGCCAGTGTCTGGACCGACGCAACTTGAACCGGGTGATCTGACGGCTCGAAACCGGCGGCGATAATGCCGTGGGTGACGCCAGCATGGACCAGCTTCGCGCTGGCCTGGCGGATCAGTTCACGCCGGTGGACCAGGATCAGCACGCGACGACCACGATCAACGGCGCCAGCAGTGATGGCGGCGAAGCAGATTGTCTTGCCCATGCCAGTCGGCGCGACCAGTAACGGCGCGCGAGCGCCGGAGCGGTAAGCAAGGCGTAGATCGTGTATTGCGCGGGACTGATAGTCGCGAAGCGTGAGACTCATGGGACTTGACCTGAGCTGCCGGGAAGCAATACCAAGGCAGGCGGCCGGATGCTAGCGGGCCGCTGAGGAAATACTTAGAACTACTGGGGGATGGAATGAACGACCGGGGATCTGTGGTAAGTTCTGGGAGCACTGATGAGCAACGCATGGACACAGAGGAGTGCGCCAGCTGCCGCTTCTGGCTCGACAACCCCGAGGCGGAAGTCGATGGGTTCTGCCAGCGGCACGCGCCGCAGCCGCTGATCCTGAGCGTCCCCTACAAAGAAGGCCCCGGCCGCGAACCTTGGGTGCTTTGGCCCCAGACCCCACCGTCCGAGTGGTGCGGCGAATGGCAGGGGAGGCAGTGATGGACATCGGCGACTACCACCGCCACACGGCGGTATCGAAAAGCCACCTCGACCTGGTGGCGCGCAGCCCGCTCCACTACTGGGCGCGGTACGTGGACCCGAAGCGCGTGGAGCCCGAGCCGACCGCGGCCATGCTGCTGGGCACGGCGGTGCACACACTGGTGCTGGAGGCCGACCAGTTCGCCGTTCGCTATGTCGCGGCGCCTGAGGGCATCGATCGCCGCTACAAGGCAGGGAAGGAGCTGTTCGCGGAATGGGAGGCCCAGGCCGCTGGCCGCACGGTGCTGACCAAGGCCGACGCCGACCTGATCCAAGCAATGGGCCGCGCGGTGCATGGCCACCCGGCTGCGGCCTACCTGCTGGGGCTGCCGGGCAAGGCTGAGACCACTCACATGTGGACCGATGAGGCCACGGGGCTCGAGTGCAAATGCCGGCCCGATTGGCTGCTTGATGACGGCAGCCTGATCGTGGACCTGAAGACGACCGAGGATGCGAGCCCGGCGGGCTTCAGCAAGTCGATCGCGAACTTCCGCTACCACGTGCAGGCCAGCTGGTACCTCGACGGCCTCGAGCGCGCGACAGGCCGCCGGCCGGAGCAGTTCATCTTCATCTGCGTGGAGAAGAAGGCGCCCCATGCCGTGGCCGTCTATGCCGCCGACGCGGAGATGGTGGCGGCCGGGCAGGTGACTGCTGCGCGCGACATGCTGCTGCTGGCCGAGTGCCGCGATGCCGACTACTGGCCGGCCTACAGCGACCAGATCGAGACGATCAGCCTGCCGGCGTGGATGCGCCCGCGGGCCGATGGCAGCGTGCCGGTGGCACCGGCCGAGCAGATCGAGACCTTCTGATGGACCAGCTCGCGAACCTGGCCCTGATCGTGATCACCACCTGGTGCGGCGCGATCTTTCTCTCACACCTGACCGACGCATCGCTGGCGACAGCGGCGGCCGGTTCCTTCTTCATCCTGATGGCCCTCAAGTCATGACCGAATCCACAGCATTGACCACCAGCTCGAGCGGCTCGGTGTTCTCAGGCATCCAGGCATTCGAGGATGCGCAACGCATCGCGAAGGCGCTGGCCAGCTCGACACTCATCCCGCCTCAGTTCCAAGGGCAGAACGGCTTCGCGAATTGTCTGGTGGCGCTGGAGATCGCCAGCCGGATGCGGATGAGCCCGTTCCAGGTGATGCAGAACCTGCACATCATCCACGGCCGGCCTAGCTGGTCGAGCCAGTTCATCATCGGCCTGATCAACGGCTGCGGCCGCTTCAGCCCGCTGCGCTACGAGATCAGCGGCACGGGCGACAGCCTGGCCTGCTACTGCGTGGCCACCGAGCTGGCCAGCGGCGCCGACCTGAAGGGGCCGGTGGTGAGCATGGCGATGGCGAAGAAGGAAGGGTGGTCCACCAAGAGCGGTAGCAAGTGGCAGACCATGCCCGACCTGATGATTCGCTACCGGGCCGCGGCGTTCTGGGGTCGGCTCTACATCCCCGAGCTGCTGGTGGGGATCCAGACCGAGGAGGAGGTGGTGGACGTGCAGCCGGTGACGGTGCGCGCGGCAGAGCCTGAACTGCCGAAGGCAACGATCGAAGACCTGAACGCCAAGATCAAACAACCGAAGCCGACCGTGGCCGCTGAGCCCGTGGGAGAGGATCCGAACGATGACATCTTCTGAGTATCTGACCCCGCGCGAGCTGGCTGCTCGATGGCGGAATATCGTCTCGCTCAGCACGCTCGACAACTGGCGCAGCAGCCAGAACCGTGGGCCGCGCTTCGTGAAGATCGGCGGCCGCGTCCTCTACCCCGTGGATGAGGTCGTGGCCTACGAACAGCGCAACCTGCGCGGCCTACCTAACAACCCCTCGCAACCCAACCGATGAGCTTTTCTGTGAATGGCGCACTGTTCAAGCAATCCGCTGCCGACTGGCAGAAGCGGATGGGCGACCGCTATGAGGCCGGAAAGAACTACCCCGAGTTCGATGGCGTCCTCAACGTGCCTGCTGATCAGGCCTATACCCTGGCGCAGTACCTGATGAATGCCCAGCCCCAGGGTGACCGGCAGGAGATTCCGGTACGGCTGAGCGGCTGGGCCAAGACCGCCAGCAGCGGGGTGAAGTATCTCAGCATCGTGGCCAAGCCCGACTACAAGGTGCAGAAGGCGATCGAGGAGGCTGCGGTGGCACCAGCTGCTGCAGCCAGCCTCGCGCAGGCCACGGGAGGCGTGGTGAGCGAGATCACCGACGCCGATCTGTTCTGATCACATCAGCTCGAGCTCCAGCCGCGCGATCTCATTGACCGCGGCCTGGAGCATCTCCTGCTGGTGGTAGCACTGGCGGAGGAGCTGAGCGGCGACGCTGCCGGCCTGGGGATGCTTCTCCAGCCGGCGGCAATCGGCCTCGATCTGGAACTGTTTTTCTGGCGGGATCTCAACCGCCAGCCACTGACCGAAATTCATTTCTCTGGGGCGGAACTGCCCCATGGTGCCCATGAACTGCCCGAAGTGCAGCTGCCCCCGCCACCGGGCAGCGGTGACGAATAGCAAGCCTGCGGACCAGACGGTGCGTCGGCGGGTGTGCCTGGACTGCGGCCACGCATGGTTCACGGCCGAGGCGGAGGTGAGCCGATATGCGGTGGGCTGGTGCTCTGGGCACGCAAGCAAGCCGGTGCTACGGGTGCCGGTGACGCTGACGCTGAGCCACGTGGAGGTGGGCCAGGTGGGACCGAAGCCGAAGCAATGTGAAGAACTGTCACAGCCGGGATGATGCGCTGCCGGCGGTGGGCCATACTGGTTGCACGGGGCGGACGGAAGCACCCCGGCGAAAGCCACGAGGAGCCTCCCGACCGAACAGCGCAAACGAGGTCGAAAAACCCGAGCGCAACAGGGCCTGAATAAGCCCGCACCGCCGGTTGGCCCGGCGCACACCGCTTCTCCACCATGCTCACCACCACTCTCCTGGTGATCTGGAAGCTGCTGATCCCGATGCTGCTTCTGGTCGCCGTGATCGACTGGCTGACCGCTTCAGATGATCGCCGCGTGCGCGTCCTGCGCCGCACCGGCCTCAGCCAGCAGCAGATCGCCACCCGCCTCAACCTGTCCCGCTATCGCGTCCGCAAGGCGCTCGCATGATGATCTCCAACCCCATCATCAACCGCATCGCCATCGTGGTGCTGCTGTTCTGCCTCTACGCCGCCGGCTACGACTCCGCCAAGCAGGAGACCGTCAAGGCGCACCACAACTGCACCGCCGATCACCTACCGCTGAAGCCATGACCCCACGCCGCTTCTACTTCCAGATCCGCAGCGCCAACGTGCTCGAGTGCGTGCTGGCCCACAGCCTCACCGAGGCCAAGCTGATCGCCGCCGACACGTGGCTTCAGTGGTGGTCTGAGCTCGAATGGCTGGACTCCGAAACCGTTACCCACCCGATCACCCATGGCTAAGACCACCGGAGCAATGCTGCCGTGGCAGTGGCGAGACGAAGACCAGACCAGCCAGCACGGTGACGGCATCAGCCGGCCACGGCCCAAGGTGCGCACCAAAGAGTTCCGCGTGATCGTCTACAAGCCAGGCGCGCAACCCATGACCTGGATCACCCGCGCGGAATCCAAACGCCACGCCAAGCGCTACGCCGAAGCGCGCTGGCCTGGTGCTGCTGTGGAGGTGGTGGGATGACTGACTACAAGTTCGTTCCATTGAACACTCTTGAAAATCGCCTCGGCGACGCTCTTGGCCTTGCAATCAGCATGATCCGCAAGCCCGAGACCATTGACAACAAGACCATGGCTCAGATCGAAGCACCATTTAAAGAGTGGTGCGATGCCCTTGTTGATGGGGGTCTGTTAAATGACTGACCTATCCCCCGCCACGCTGGTGGACCGAGTGGCCCGCGCCATCGGCCAAGACGATGAGCCCATTAACTGGGAGCCCGAAGCCCGCGCCGCGATCCGCGAGGTGGCCCGCTGGATAGATGCCGAGGCTCAGGAACGACAGTTGTCCCCCCATAACGGCGTCTACTCGGCGGCCGAGTGGCTGCGTGGCCAACTGGAGGCCACCCGATGACTGACATGCGCGCGAGAATCAGCCAGCTGATCACCGACAGCGGCACCTACCGCCAGGGCCAGCAGGATGAGCGCCACCGGCTGGTGAACATGATCGACATCCGCATCGATCAGCTGCGCACCGTGGCCGGCATCCGCAACCGCGAGCAGCTCTGCGCTGAGCTGCTCTACCTCCGCCAACACCTAGAACCATGAACCGCGTCCAACTCGACCAGCAGCGCGCCGACATGCTCGAGGCCCTCTACGAGCGCAGCGGCCGCGATGATCTGCCCTACGGCCACCCGCTCCGCTGCACCTACACCGGGCTGTGGCAGGAGTTCGCGCTGGAGGTGGCGGCCAACTTCCGCGACACCGACTACCCCGAGCTGCTGGGCAACGTGGTGCGCGCGATCGACGCCACCGAGTCGGTGATGACGCAGAAGCTGGCACAGCAGGCGATTGCGGTGTGCCGCGCCCAGCTGCTTGGCAGGTGGCGGTGATGCCCAGTCCGTTTACGGAGATGAAGTGCCCGCAGTGTGGCGGCCGGTTTCGGTGCGAGAACTCGGAGCGCAGCTATGACGGCCAAGTGCGCCGTCAGCGCCGCAAGTGTTACGACTGCGGCCACCGCGGGACGGAGTACGCCGTGACGCAGGAGTTCTTCAATGAACTGATCGCCGCGCGTGAGATCGTGACGAAACTGGCCAGCCACTACTGGGAGCTCACCGAATGACCGACCAGATCAACCCGGAGCACTACCGGCAGGGCGGCATCGAGTGCATCGACGCGATCGAGGCCGCGCTCACGCCGGAGGAGTTCCGCGGCTACTGCAAGGGGAACATCATCAAGTACACCTGGCGCGAGCGGATGAAGGGGGAGTCCGTCTCTCTGGCCAAGGCGCAGTGGTATCTCCGCCGCCTGATCGGCAAACTGGAGGCATGATGCAGCTGCCCAGCCTGAACCTGATCGAGCGCCTGGCGCTGTGGATCCTGGTGCGCAGCCACCGGACCAGCCTGGTGGTGGTGAAGGAGCTGCACTGGCCCGAGGTGTTCGTCGCCGCGGACCAGCGCGATGAGGTCGCCTGCTACGTGACCAGCGGCCAGCAGGATGAGCCGGCCTCGCACCTGCTCGAGCGGCTCTACCACTCACCGGCCTACGGCGAGTTCGAATGATCAGCCTCCACGCCGGCCGGCTGCTGCTGTTCTGCGATCGTGCAGACCGGACGTGGCACTGTCGGGTGAACCTCGGCCCCAGAGCCGAGCACCAACTGGAGGCTGATACGGGCACCATCCAGCTGCAGGAGGCGCTGCTTCGCGCTCAGCGCATCTACCAGGCCGCGGTGCTGCGCATCAGGCCGGCCAGCTCGCCGCGGATGTGTTGGGATTGCCTGCAGTGGGAGCCGGCCCGCAAGGCCTGCACGCTCGGGTTCCCTGAGGCTCGCCAGACTGGTGGCAGGTTTGCCGCACGGTGTGACATCTATGTCGGAGCCGATGATCCTCGGCCGCAGTGATCGCGGCACCGGCTACATCGAAACGCTCGAGCCCGCTGGTGGTGGGGAGCTCTACTACCGCAGCTGCGCTAACGGCTACTGCAGGTATAGCTCCGATCTCTGGCAGGCCGAGATCTACCTCGACCACCTTCTCGCTCGCTGACCCTATGGGGTATTTCAACTGCACCACCACCCGCGAGGCCTACTACCTCTCGCTGGCCAACAGGCCGAGGCGCGCGAACGCCAGCAGCCCCTACAGGGGCGTCTCCCGGAGCACTAATCCAAAGCTGCCATGGCGCGCTGCTCTGGGCTACCGGGGGCGCCGCTACTACCTCGGCATGTTTGCCACCGAGCTCGAGGCGGCGCAGGCCTACAACCGTGCGGCGCTGCGGATTATCGGCGATCATGCCGTGATCAATCCGCTGCCCGAGTGATGACGCTGCCCCTGATGATCGAGCTGCTGGTGGGCTACGCCGTGGCGTGCGGCCTGGCGCTCTGGCTGGCGTCGAAGATCCTGCCGTGATTGGGGTGTGGAGGTGACGCCGGCTCTCGCGCCTGCACGCCTCACCGCAGCCTCCACACTGCGGAATGCCCAGCGATGAAATCGTTGGACTGGAATCTTAGCCCTCGCCGGCCACCCAGCGCGCGATCGCCCACTCGCCCATCGCGGACCAGAACGGCTGCGCGCGGTACCAGTCCACCCAGCCCTTGTGGCCCTTCTGGCTGTTGCACATCAGGCAGCAGCTGATCAGGTTCTCGCGCACCGTGAGGCCGCCGTGGACCTTGGGCACCACGTGGTCGAGCGTGGGGCTCCGGCCCAGCGGATCGCCGCAGTAGGCACAGCGGTAGTTCCAAGCCAGGTGGATCTGATCGCGGGCTGACCTGCGGGTGACCAGCCGCGTCTCATCAATGTGGTGCCGATCCACCGATGTCTTCGGGCAGGGTGAACAGCTCGATGGCCAGGTCGAGGAGGTCATCCTCTGAGTGGATGAACTCGGCGATCTGGCTGTAGAGGTCGGCGGGGATCTGGTCGGGGTCGGTGTCGCTGCGGATGATCACCTTGGCGGTGATCTCGGCGATGTGCGCGCGCATGGGCGTGGCCCCGGCTTGGCCCACGGTAGCGACGGAAACCCGTGTGAACGATTGTGAACGCGCTGGCCCGATCGGCGATGCTCCCCCGCCTGTGGTGTAGGATTCACACATCGACAGCCACCCGACCGATGACCCGCTTCAACCCCACCCGCACCGCCGCCGAGATCGCCGCCTTCAAGGCTCAGAACCTCGCCCAGCCCTCCAAGGTGGTCGTTCTCAAGCCCGCAGCCAAGCCCGCCCGCAAGTCCCAGCGCCAGGAGTGGCAAGAGTTCCGCGCCGAGACCCTTGGCATGATCGAAGCCGCCAAGCGCGAACGTCACTTCCACATCCTTCCCCAGCTGATGCAGCGCCTGACCACCGCTGACACCATGCTCGCCAACCGGGCACTGGTCTGACCCCTCACCGGGCCGCTCCGGCGGCCCTCTCACCATGCGCTTTCTCAGGATTTTTTGCCAGGTCGCACGCTTCATGGCTCTCTTCATCGCGGGTGTCGGGTTGGTTCATCTGCTCGGGGCTCTCGGCGTTATTGCCGGCGGCCCGCTGCTTGGCCTAGCCGGCTACTTTGTCGGCACTGCGCTACTGCTGTCAGCGGCGGTTTGGCTGTCAGAGCAAGTGTGATCAACTTCATGCCCCAACTCGACCCCGACTACGACGACATCCCTGAGGATCTACCCGAGGATGACGACGATGACCACCCCAGCCTGACCGCTGCCGAACGCAACCCTTCCCTGAAATGACCTACGCCATCGAGATCGGCCCCTGGCACGTCGGGCCGTTCACCACCCACATCGCCGCGCAGCACTTCGCCGAGACCCACGGCCTCGATGACTTCCGCATGATCCAGCTGGACGACCCCGCCGAAGCGCCCGGTAAGATCCACCGGCTGCGCAGGGCAGCGCTGGAGGCCAAGCCTTAAAATCGGGGCAGCCGATTGGCAGCCGTGACCCGCAACAGCCCGGAGTACAGCCGCGCCTACTACGAGCGAAACAAGGAGCGCATCAAGGCCAAGGCCGCCGAGGGCAACCGCAACCAGCGGCGGCGCCATCGCATTCGGATCATCGAGTATCTGCTGCAGCACCCCTGCGTGGATTGTGGCGAAGCCGATCCTGCGGTGCTCGAGTTCGATCATCGCGACCCCAGCCAGAAGCTGTTCTCTGTGGCCAACGGTGCAAACCAGACGTGGAGCTGGGAGCGAATCGAGGCAGAGATCGCCAAGTGCGACGTGCGCTGCGCAAACTGCCACCGGCGGCGCACGAAGGCGCAGCACCTTGAATGGTACGAAGGTGCGCGGATCATTGCAGCTGCAACAAAATGCGCGAAATGCGCGCGAACGGCTGAACCGCCCAAAACGACAAAGCCCGCTAAGTCATTGACCTAGCGGGCGTTTTTGGTTGCGGGGACAGGATTTGAACCTGTGACCTTCAGGTTATGAGCATCACAATCACACCTCCCAGATGTTCCCGGCAATGCCCTACCGCTCTGATTCATAACCGTTTTTCCGCTTGACCCGTTCCCGCTGATTTGCGCAAGATCCCGCCCGTTACAGGGAATTTGCGCGAATGCCGCGCGAACGGAGAGCGTGATGAGCAAGCAGTGGATCGCCGATCGGAAGGTGCCGGGGCTAGGTGTGATGGTGCTGCCGTCCGGAGTGCGCACCTGGTATCTGCGCTACCGCGAGCCGGGCGGCAAGCAGCAGACACACAAGATCGGCCGCGCTGATTCGGTGAACGTCACCACGGCCCGCGAGGAGGCCCATAAGATCCTTGCCGCCGTGGCGAAGGGTGATGCCCCCACTAGTGCCCGGCAACAGCTCAGGCGCTCGCCAACGGTCGCCCAGCTGCTCGAGCGGATCAAGCGGGAGCACTGGCGCAAGCTGAGGCCCTGCACCGTCGTGAACAATGAGCTGATCTGGCGGCTTCACCTGCTGCCCGAGTTCGGCGCCACGAAGGTGGTGGACCTGCAGCGGCGCCATGTCGTCGCATGGTTCCATGAACACAGCGACAGCCGGCCGGTGCGCGCCAACCGCTGCCTGGAGGTACTGAGCAAGGCCCTGAGCCTGGCTGAGCTGTGGGAGCTACGGCCGCAGGGCACCAACCCCTGCCAAGGGATCCAATCGAACCGGGAGGCGAAGCGGAAGCGCTACATCTCCCGCGAGGAGCTCGAGCGGATGACGGCCGCATTGGACGCGTTCGCGACGGCTGGCGTTCGCTGGCGCTTCGCCCAGCTGGTGCGGCTGCTGCTTCTCACTGGCTGCCGGATCAATGAGCTGATGGCTGCTCCGTGGCGCTGGCTCGACGATGACGCAACGGTGCTCACCCTGCCCCCGGAGGCCCACAAGACCGGCGGCGATGGCAATGAGCGCAAGGTTCACCTTCCGCCCGCGGCGAGTCTCATCCTACGAGAGCTGAGACGCAGATCGAACACTGAGTGGATCATTGCCGGGGATGGCGATGGGCACTTGGTTGGCTACTGGCGGATGTGGGCGGACCTGCTCGAAGATGCCGGGATCCAGAACCTCCGCGTCCACGATCTGCGCCACTCCTATGCGTCCTATGCCATCACCACCGCGGGCCTGACGCTGCCGCAGGTGGGCGCGCTGCTCGGCCACGCCAGCCCGCAGACCACCGCCCGCTATGCGCACCTGATGGACGAAGCGGCTGCGGCGATGGCGGCGAAGGTGGCCAGCGCCATCACCCAGCAGAAAGCCCCGGCTGTTTAGGCCGGGGCGGTCCACTTCTCGCTCCGGGGTCAGCTTAGCCCTTGCTGGCGGTGACGGTCAGATCGTTGCAGTAGCGGCCGGTCACCGCGTAGGAGCGGTGGGGGATGCCCTCCATCCTGAAGAAGGCGACCTGGCCGATCTTCATGCCGGGCCATAAGGGCAGCGGGTGCATCCGGCGGACGTTGCTCAGCTCCAGCGTGAGGCGGCTGCCGTACCAGCCGGGGTCCAGCAGGCCCGCGTGGCTGTGCTCGAGCCCTTCTCTGGCGCGGCTGCTCTTCAGGAAGAACAGCCCCATCACCGTGTCGGGCAGGTTGAAGATCTCGCGCGTCTCCGCCAGGCAGAACTCACCCGGCTGCAGCAGATAGGGGTCCTCGGCGGTGTGGTCGTGGATGCCGTGGATCTGCAGCTCGGGGGTGCCGGGCACCTCGATCATGATCCGATCGCCCAGCAGTACGTCGATGCTGGCCGGGTTGATCAGCTCGGGGTCAAACGGCACCACCATCGCGTGGGTGCGGCAGAGGTGGTGGAGCTCGTAGTCGGGAAGGGGCACGCGATCGTCAGTAGACCCACCGGAGCCTAGGCCCGCCCTGGCGGATGCCAAGATGCACGAACCCCTTGGGCGCGCCGTAGCCGAGGCTGTGGGGCCAGTGCTGATCGCACCAGTCCTGCACCGCGTAGATGTCAGCACCGTCCACGGCGAAGTCCACGGCTCCCACGCCGATCGCGTTGTAGAGGTGCTCCGACTGGCTGGCGCCACCCACAGCCCGGTTGATCGCCGTGGGCCTGTAGCCGGAGGTGATCACGATCGACCGGCCGCCGAACTGCGCGCGCACCTTCTCGAGGAACTGCGCCAGCTTGCTGGCCGTGTCGCACTGGTGCTGGTGATCGAAGCGCCGCGCCTCCTGGCCGAGCGCGAACTCGCCGTAGGTGATGTGAGGCGTGATCTTGAAGCTGAAGGGCGATTCTGGGGTGAACATCGCCGAGACCGGGCCGGTGGTCTGCTTGTCACGGCCCCAGAGGTCACCTTCCGCGATGCGGCGCCGCTTCAAGCCGGCCTCCACGTTGGTGCCAGGGTTGCGGTAGAGCAGCAGCGCATCGGGCACGCCGGGCCAGTCCTTCTCGCGCAGCCGCTTGCTGATCGTCTCGAACCCCTTAGCGCCGTAGAAATCAGTGCCGAGGTTGTAGGCGAAGCTGATCAGCGCGCACTTCTGCTGGTCGGCCATCTCGGCCCAGTGGGGCACGGTGGCGCGCAGCTTGCCGGCGATGCGGTCCACCTCTTGACGCAGCAGCAGGTCGGCCTCGATCGCGTTGATCTTGTCGCCGCGCTTCACCGGCCGGCCGTCACCGTAGCGGGTGGTGCCGTAGCCGATGGTCCAGGGGTCGCCGCCGCTCAGCGGGTCGGGGTAGGCCTCGAGGTGGCAGCCCTCGAAATCCTTGATCAGCTTCAGGGCCGCGGCCAGGTCAGCCTGCTTGCCGTCCTGGCTCCAGGTGTTGAACCATGCCCGATCACGTCGCATGGCGGCCGCGTAGCCGTTGGTGGCGAGATCCTGCTCGAGGGTCTCGATCGCTGCAGCCTGGTGCGGGAGGCCCCGGTAGAACCGAAAGAGCTGCTCCAGCGTGATCGGTGCAGGGTTGGCCATGGGTTAGCGGCGCTTGGGGAACAGCAGCCGGCCGGCCTGCAGCAGCAGCTGGATCCAGCTGTTGGACTTGAGCGGGCTGATCGCGATGATCTCGCTGCCGGCAGCAATGATGATCGCGACGATGGCGGCAGTCTCGGGGCTCATGATGTCCACGTCGATGCCCTCAGGCTACTTGCGCATTTCAAGGGCGCGCACCCGCTGGTCCAGCTGGGTAAGCTCTGCCTTACTGTCTGTCTTGAGCTCCTCGACGGCCCGCGCCATCTGCTGCACGGTGGCCTCGACTCGAGCGAACTGCACCTGCATCGAGATGAGCAGGGCGCCGATGGCGAACATGCCAGCGCCGAGGGCCGCTGGAAGGGAAGCAGCGAAGACCCCGCCGACTGTCCTAGGTTCGTCCGCCATCGGCTGATCCGGGTCTGATCCCATCGTAACGATCGAAGGGATCAGGCCTCCCGGCCAGGATGGCAAGAGCGCGCCTGTAGTAGTGATTCTCAGTCTGTCCCGCACGCTCTAGGTGGTCGCGGATCTTGCGCCAGTTTTCGAGCGTGTCGCGGTCCATTACCGGCCCTGCCCCCGCCAAGGCTTCCGGCCTCTGCGCCGGGGCCGGCTGCGCTGCCCTTGGCCCTGGCAGGTGGTCTTCGGGGGGCCTGGCGTGTGGCCAGTCCGCCCCAGGGGGCCGGTTTTAGCCTTGACCGCCATCTTCCTCAGCAGCAGGTTCCACAGCCACGTCAGTGCTGATGGTGCAGTTCTCCAAGAAGCCGATCAGGCCAGCACCGGCCGACTGAATCAGGAGCTGGTTGCCGGTGGCGCGAGCGATGGCGTAGGCCTCGATCAGTTCGGTGAGCTGCTGCTTGGGATCAGGCATTGGTGTCCTCGTTTGCGGTTGCAGTGTAAGGCGATGCGCCAAGGAGGTCTGCCGGCCATGCGGCCTTCAGGTCTTCGGTGGTTTCGGCCACGTCGATGGCAGGACTGGCTGGTGCATCGCGCAGCGCCTGCTTCTGGGCGGCGATGGCTGCCGTGTTGGGCTTGGGCTTCTCCAGCTCGCGCTGAAAGGCGGTGTCAAGCTGCTCCAGCTTGGGGGCACGGGCTTGGCGGATCCTGTCGCGGTGGATGTCGCGGGCCTTGCCGAGGTTGATGGTGATCATTGGGCTGCCTCCTCCTGTTCAGCGAACCAGGCTTCAGGGCCGATGCCATAGCCATCGGGTTCACTGAAGTCTGCCTCCCAGGCGTTGCGGAAGTCGCGGTCCGGCGGAAGGTCGTCGATGGTGACGATCCGGTAGGGGACGCCGGCTGGCACGTCCTTGCGGGCGATCTGTTCGATAGTCAGACCACAGTCGGCAGAGGGAACAATGACGGCGATCCCGTCATTTTCCGCAGGATGAATAATGCGAAGTTCCATCAGCGTTCTCAGCGAAAGAAGACGACGTTAATCTGGCCCAAATCAAGGGCCGTCGTGGATCCGGGGTCGGAGTAGCCGGTCCTAAAGCGGAAAGCGGCTGTCGTCTTGGTTGCGCCGCTCAGCTGGTAGGCCCCAAACATGCCGGTGAAGTTTGTCGTCTGGTCGCAGTCCGTGCCGAAAGTGTAGCTATAGCTGGTGTCTGGCAGTGCCGTAGTGAAGTTCACCGTATAATCGCCAACGCCGTTGTCGGTAATGCTTGTGACATTGCCATCGGCGCGGATCGTGACTGTGCCAACGCCGCTGAAGTTCACCCACGCCCTCGCCCCGTAGATCGGCGCCGTGCCAGATTGTGCGCCGGAGAGCTTGGCTGCTGTGACCCCTGAGTTGGCCAGCTCTGTGGTGCCGACCACGCCTGCTGCGATGGTGGCGGCGATGCTCGCATTGGCCGTGCCATTGAATGCTGCTGAGGTGCCGGTGACATCACCCGTCAGTGAGATGGTGCGGCCGGTAGTCAGCGAAGCCGCCGAGCCGGACACGCTGATTCCCCAGGTGCCCGTTGCACCTGTTCCGGTGGTGGGCACCATCGTGCCGCTCACCAGGGTCACGCTGGCATCGGGAAGCGTGACGGTCCGGTTGGCGGTCGGTTGGTTAGAGACGTTGTGATAGAAGGTGCCAGCCGCGTTGTAGAGGCGGAGGTTGCCGGAATCATCGAACGCGCCCGCGATGGCGCCATTGACGGCAAAACCGAGCAGTCCGGCCGCAGGGAAGTAGATCCCGGTATCGGTGTCGCCGCTCGTGCTCAGCGAGGGGGCGCTGACGGATCCGGCGCCGAGCTGCACTTGGCCGGCGAAATAGTTTGGCGCCGTGCCTGCCATGTAGCAGTTCCAGTTGCCGGTGCCGGCTGCCAGTGCACCATAAAACCCGAAGTCGTTGGTGGCGCCGGCGATACTGGACGACGCGACAAATCCGTACTGGTTGGTAATTGTCGTGCCAGCCCCAAGGGGTCCCGTCTGCGCCTGGAAGTGAACCAGACCGGAGAGCGCAGTGCTGGCTGCGGTGCCAACGGCACTGATAATCCCGTAGCCAGATCCGGTGACGCTTGCAGCGACTAGCGCATCTATTGTCTGCGAGGAGGAGGTAGCTGCGCTGCCCTGAATGGGCTTGGAGTTGCGAAAGCTGGCGGCACCGTCTGTAGTCGTGCCCAGTAGGAGGTTATTGGTGGGCGAGATTCGAAGAACCTCGGTGCCCTCAGACGCCAGCGCTAGGACGCCAGCCGCTGCGCTGTAGAGCCCCGTACCAGCTGCGCCGACCTGCAGGCCGTTGGCTGCCACGGTGCCTGATGGCACTTGAAGCACGCCCGTCAGCGTGCCGCCGGTCTTGAGCAGCGCATCATTGGCGATCTCAGCGTTTACATAAGCGCATGTCGCCAGCTGCGTGGTGTTGGTGCCAGCCGCTGCAGTCGGCGCAGTTGGGGTGCCCGTCAGCGCGGGGCTGACCAGCGTGGCGTAGCCCTGCGCCTTCACATAGGCGGTGGTGCTGATCGCCGTGCTGTTGTCAGCCGTTGCTGGCGTGGTGCTGGTGCCGCCGCCATTCAGCGCCGCCGCACCCGTAACCGTCAGAGCACCGCCGATACTGGCCGCGCCTGTGGTGCTCAGCCCGGTCAGGGCATAGGTGGTGGCCAGCTCGCCCCAAGCCGTGCCCGACCACTTCTGCCAGCGGTTGACCGAGCTGTTCCACCGAATGGCGCCCGTGATCAGGTTGCTGACCGTCTGCCCGTCGAACTGCTTCGCCAGGTCTTCGTCCCGCGCCTTCAGCTCCGTCAGGAAGTTGGTGTAGAGCGACGTGAGGGTGGGGTTGCTCCAGTTGGCCATCAGACTCCTCGGGCACTCCAGCTAAAAGCCCCACTCACCCGGTTGCCACTGGTGTCAAACAGCAGAACCTTGAAGCTGGTGGGGTTGGGGGCGTCCACGAAATCATAGATCGCGATCCGAGGAACTGTCCCGGAAGGTGTCACGCTGACCGCTTCCACGTCAACGAAGTTTATGGTGAAGTTCACGACAGTTCCCCCGACATCACTGGCCACTGCTGTGCCGGTGCCGAAGTCGTTCCGCAGCTTTGAGTCCAGCCTGTAGTTCAAGTCGGTCAGCTGCATCAGATCGTCGCCGCCTGCGCTGGCGAAGTCGTAGCGGAACTTGATGTAGCGGAAGTCGGTCGTGTAGACCTGATCCACCCCGTCGTAATCGATCCACGGGTCGGTGTTGAGCTTCCGCACGCTGATCTTGGGCGTGACTGAGAACGAGCCGGCCACCACCGTGCTGGTCAGCGTCTGGGCCACCTTGCTGGACGGCACCACACCGCCGTAATCCACGATCTCCTCGTAGGAGGCGGACGTAGTGGACGGCATGGCCCAGCGGGGGTAGCCGGCTGTGACCTGATCCTGCGGTGTAGTCCAGCTCCTGGTGGTGAAGTGGTCCTGATAGGTCTCGGTCAGATTTAGGCCTAGGGTCAGCGTGCCTGCGTCCAGCTTTGCGTTCGTCTTCGTGCCGCTCCAGGTGGTGTTCTGGTTCAGCTTCAGCACATAGTCAGGCGGCTGGTTCACAGCTGCCGCCACGCTGCCAGGCGTTCCGTAGTTGCCTGCGCTGTCGATGGCCGCCAGCCAGTAGATGAACGATCCGGCTGTGGTCTCAAACACCGTGGTAAACCGGCCGGACTTTGTGCCGATCACCGAAGCTGTGGCCCATGTGGCGCCGCGCCGTAGCTCAAAGGTCGCCACTGGCAGGACGGTCGTGCAGTCGTTCCACTGCAGCAGCACGTTGTTGTCCACCACCTGCTGCGTGATGGTTGGCTGGCTGGGCGGGGGCACCGTCACATCGATGGCCGCAGGAGTGCCGTAGCCGACACCTGCGCCGTAGAGGCCGTTGATGTCCACGGCCACCACCCAGAACCGCTCTGTCTGTCCCCAGTCCACCTTTTGCGTGTAGTAGGTGCCGTTGACCCGGCCGCTGACTGTTGCGGTCGCGTAGGTGCTACCGCGCCGGATTTCGTAGTAGGCCACCTCTAGGGTGCCTTGGACGGACTGCCAGCTGATCTGCATGTCGCTGCCGTTGAACAGCGACGACAGCGACGGAGCTGGTGGCGCAGCGACCGTAGCGACCACGCTGCCAGGGGTGCCGTAATTGCCGAGGGCGTCCACGCCAGCGACCCAGAAGGTTTGACCGCCAGACCAGTTCGCATCTAGCGAGTAGCCCGTGCCGTCAGAGCTGATCTTCGCCACCTTGGTCGCGGTTGCCCATGCCGCGCCGCGCCTGATCTCGTAGAACACCGACCGCAGGTCACCGTTGACCGGGTTCCATGTCAGGGCGCAAGTCCGGCCATAGAAAGCAGCAGAAACCGACGGCGCAACGGCAGGCGTGATGGTGACGACCACTGAGCCGCCCGCGCCCGTGTTGCCGGCCGGGTCCACACCGGCGACCCAGAACGTCCTAGCGCCATTCCAAGTGATCGGCACGTTGTAGCTATTGCCGTAGACCCGAGCCACACTCACCCCGGTGGCGTAGTTGGCGCCATAGCGCAGCTCGTAATAGTCGGGGGTATAGGAGCCTCGCGGGGTCGTCCAGACAATCGCCGCAACGGGATCCTGAATTGCGTGAGTCACCGTTGGTGCAGTCGGCGCCGTGATCGTGACGGTGGCGCTAGCGGCCGCCTGACTGACCACGTTGCTGGTGTCCCGCGCCTTCACCCGGTAGGAGGTGGTGCTGGGGTCCAGGAGCCCTAGGACGTAACGGGTGGTCTTGGCGTAGGCCAGGAATGTTGCGCTCTCCCAGCTGCCGCCGCCAGAGCGGATTTCATAGTCTTTCAGGTCCAAGTCCGTGACCGGGTTCCAGCTGAGGGTGACGCCCAGATCGGGGTCGATCACCGCAGTGAGCCCGGCGACGTTGCTCGGGGCTGCAGTCTTGCCGAGCGCATTGATGCTCCCAGTCAGGGCGCTGGTGCTGATCTGCCCCACGGAGTTGAGGCTGAACACCTCGACTTGAAAGTTGCCCGGCGTGATGTTGAGGATTTCGTGGTCTGGCGACTGCGTGGTGTAGGTATTCCAGTTGCCGTTGCTCTTGCGCCAGCGGACCCGATACTGGTTGACCCCTCGCACCTGACGCCAGGTGATGATGACCTTTGCCCGCACCTCCGCCTGATAGGTGTAGAGCGCCTCGGTCAGGGTGAGGTTGGTGGGCGCCGTTGGCACCAGATTGAGGTTGGTGACATCGCGGAACTGCAGCGGGCGGTCGCGCTCAATGAATGCGTACTTCGAGGCGTTGTAACTGAGCGCCGTGACCGTGTAGTTGGCGCCCTCCTGCTCCTGCACCGTGAGAACGCGCCAGAGCGAGGTGCTGATGCCGCCGCCGCTGTAGACCCACACGGTGTTCTCGCCAGGGGCGGCAGAGAATCCCGACACGGTGTAGAGGATGTTGCCGATTCGATTGTTGATCGCCCGAGCCTCGACGGTGCCATCAGGCAGAACGACCGACAGGGTGCCTCCGCTGCCGGGCAGACCGTCTGCGTTGTCCACGGTGACAGCAGACGCCGTGGCGCTGGCCACGCGACCGCCCCGGCGAGCGCCGGCCCTTGCAGGATCGGCCACCTCGATGACCTGGCCAGGACGAACTAGGACGCCAGCCTCCACCGATGCGGTGAACGTGATCACCTCCGTCTCGTACTGGCTGGAGTACAAGAGCCACTCCCCGAGCCGCGCCGCTTGGCCGCGTGAGGTGCAGGCAAAGGCCGACAGCTGTGTGGTCTGCACACCGTATTTGGCGACAGCCACCGCGTCCTCCACCACCTCGTAGGCGGTGTCCTTAGAGGCCAGGTCCAGGTAGGAGACGACGGCCACGGTGGGGCGCACCTTGCTGTCGCTGCCTGCGTAGCTGAAACCCTCCTCGGTGATGTTGGCCAGCGTGAACAGGTAGGAGCTGTCTGTGGGCTTGTCCTGCGCAACGGTCAGGGTGCCGGTGCTCCAGTAGGGCATGGCCCGGAACACGCTGCAGAGGTCGTTGATGAGCTTGTAGGCCTCCTCCTGCGTCTGGATGAGGCAGTGCATTGAGAAGCGGGGCTCAGTGCCGCCGAAGCCGGTGGGCACCAGCTCGTTGCAGTATTGGCTCGCGGAGTAGAACGACCACTTGTCGAGGCTGGCCGCCGAGATGTGGCCGCCGAATCCATAGCGGCTGTTGGTGAGCAGATCCCACAGACACCAGGCAGGGTCTGAGGTCCACTGCGCGGCGCCAAAGGTGCCATTCCAGACGCCCGCGTAGGTGATGCGGCCAGTGGTCAGATCTACCGTCGCATTACTTGGAATCGCCACCTTGCGCCCGCGCACCCGATAGCTGCGAGCCGGGACGGAGCTGAACTGCTCAGCGTTCACGCGAATGCCGACCAGGGCGCTGTTGGGATAGCGCAGCTTCTCCGCGATGATCTCGGTGTAGCTGGTCCAAGCGAAAGCGTCGATCAGCTTGGTGCTAGAGCTGTCGCCAGTGACGCGAGTGACGCGAACATCAATCGGGAACGCACCCGACAAGCTGATAATGTAATCGCGCTGATAGTTGTCAGACGTGCGGCCAGTGATCGTATCATCTTTAACTGTTGTATAACCGCCACCGTTGTACTGAACAGCGATCTGAAGCCGAACGCTGGCGCCGTAAATATCCCCTTCGTTGCTAAAAAACTGCAGCTGCGGGAAATTGACAGTGACTCGCACCGCGTCAACGTTCACGTCAGTGATGGTGCGCACCACCGGCGTCGCCTGCTCGACCGTGACCCCCACGCCCACTTCGGTCGCTGCAGCGCCGCTGCCAGTGTTCGAGTTAATCGCCGTCTGCGCCTGAGTCCCGTACCGAACATCTATGCCGACGTTCTTAAAGTTGTAGTCGCTGGTCGCTGGGCTTGTATTGCTTGCGCCGGCTCTAAGTATTGGCGTGTTGTTGATATAGATGTCTTTGAGCATGGCGCGGTTCCAGTCCGCGCTGCCCCGCACGTAGCCAGCCTTGGAAGGCGTGGCGAAGCCCTCGATCTCGCCCTCGCCCAGTAGGTCAAGCACCTCGACCGTGGCGGTACTGTTCAGGTTGTCGGCCGCCTCGGTTGGGGTCCGTGCAGGTGCCGGGCTACTGCCGCCGCCCTTGCCGCCGCCGCCGCCGCCGCCTGCGCCTGAGATCAATTGGATGTCACTCATGTCTGGCTGATGTCGATGGCGGCGCTGATCACCACCGAGCCCACGATGGTCTCGCCGTAGATCACCGGGACAGGGACGCCCTGTCTGCTGACATTCTGAATCCCGCTGAAGCTGTACGACTTGCGGGGGTCGTTGTCGGAATCCTTGCCGAGTTGTGTTTGCTGAGGAACTGGCGTGAGCAGCTGCGCCACGCCGCCGAGGATCAGGCTGGCACCCACGCCCAGCGCTACGGTGCCCACGGCCAGCGTGCCCGCACCAAACAGTCCAATCGCAGCACCGCCGAAGCCGCCGGTGGCAATCGTCAGCGCGACCAGCGCAACGCCTGCGATGATTCGCCCCACAGCGCCGGCGCCGGCAACTACGGGCACGATCTTGATGTCTTGCTGCCCGACCGGATGGCCGATCTCCTCGAGCGAAAGATCGTAATTCCCCGCGCTCACCCGGTAGTGCTGGTCGGCCATGTGCTTCTCCAGCTCCGGCCAATTTGCCAGCAGGAACCGCACCGCCTCCGCCGCACTGCTCACATCGGCGTAGAGCACCCGCTTGCCGATGAACTTCGCGAGCTGGCCGTAGAGCCTAATCTTGCGAAGCATGGCGCAGCCTCCGTCCCGTGCATTGTAGGAGCCAGCCGCCGTAGAGGTCGCGGCTGCTGAGCCTGCCCTGCAGGTGGTGGAGCACGGTCTGCTCTCCCAGGTAGACGGCGACGTGGTTGAGCCCGCTGCTATTGATCGCCATCAGTAGGGCGTCACCGTGCTGCAGTTCCTCGTCCTCCAGCAGCTCTCGAAAGCCAGTGTCCTTCCAGCAGCGGTCAAAGATCGGCTCACGCACGAAGTCATCTGACCTTGCCGGCCTTTTCCAGTCGCGCAGCTCAAGTCCCATCTCGTCGGCGTACCAGTCGCGCACCAGCGTCCAGCAGTCGGAGATGCCCCATGCCCAGCTCCGGCCGATCAGTGGTGCTTTGTAGCCCTCTGGCTCGCAGCCGCCCCACGCTTCGGTCTTGGGGTTGACGATGTGCCAGGGCAGGCCGCTGCGCTCACACGCCATGCGGTCTGCCTGGCTGGGCTGTGGCGGGGTGATCGGGTGGCTGTGGACGACTGCGACCACCTCGCCAGCGTCCTCGGCCTTGGCCCAATCCTCAGGATCAAGCACGAAGAAATCGTCCTGGTCTGCCAGGTTGCCGCAGGGCCAGTAACGTTCGCGGCCTTTGACGACCACCAGCAGGCCGCAGGCTTCGCGGGGATCCTCCGCCTTGGCGTGTTCGAGCGCGTCTGCCTGCCAGGTCACAGCGTGTAGCTCCCGATGCCAGGGAAGCTGCCGAAAGGCAGGGGGAAGTCATTGCCGAAGCGTAGCTTGCAGCTGTTGACGCGCTTGCCGCACACGTCCTGAGCCTCGCTCGATACGCCGACATCGTTGTCGTTGAAGTAGACAATCACATTCAGGTCCGGGTATGTAGACAGGTAGTAGGCCGCATTGAACTGCCCGCCAGCATTGCCGCTGCGTCCCTCCCAGATGCCGTAGTTGCGGAAGTGCTGATTGGCAGTCGCAACTGTGTATCCGGCCGCGACGACATCCGCATAAATAGAAAGGTAGTAGCTGGCGTTGAACTGTCCCGAGCTGTTTATGTTACGACCTTCGTTGTACCCAAAATTGACGTAATGATTTCGCAGCGGTTTTACTGCTGCGCCGGTTGGGCTGTACCCGCATTCTGCTGATTTATAGGTCCACTGGCAAACATTGGCGATGCACTGCCGCTTCGGCGCCCTTACCCCCTGCAGGTCGAACGCTGCTGCCAGCTCAAACTCCACCACATCACGGTTCTCGGTCACCTTGCGGCTGATGTAGTAGATCTCCTGCGGGAACTCGGCTGTCGGGTCCGGGGTGCCGTAGGGGTTCACGTTGCCGGGGAAGTTCACCGCGTCCAGGTAGCGGGCTAGCGTGCGCCGCCGGATCACCTTGGCGCCGATCAGGTCATTGCCTGGCGTGATCGCATTCACCGCCAGCAGCACCGTGGTGATGGTGCTGAGCACGTTGGCCACCCGCAGCTTCGGGCGGGGGAGCTGGCCGTTGCCGCTGTACTCAAAGCCGTCACACTCGACGGGAAATGCGGTGAAGGTCTGCCCGGCCCACACGACGTTCCCGCCGTCGTTCTTGCCGTTCACACCGGCATGGAAGCGGTAGACATCCGCGCTCCCGTGGAGCGCCGCCACCAGGCGCAGCTCGAACAGCTCGATGATCGCGCTCGGCGCGACCTTCTGCAGCTCTTGCGTGATCTCCTGCGGAACGGTCATGAGGGCTCTGCAACCTGCCGGAAGGTGGCGGTAACGGTGTTCAGGTTGTAGGCGTCAGCCGTCACCTGCCAGTCTTCACAGACGAACTGGCCCTGCACTGCGCCCCACACGGGGGGGGTCCAGGTGAACGACTCCACTCCACCGCGAGCCTGCAGGAAATTGCGGATAGCGGTCGTCTCAGTGTCGGTGCGGGCCTTGAATGTCAGCTGCCAACTCTTCAGGTCGGTGTTCAAGCCAAAGCGGATGCGCTGCTCATAGCCATCGCCAAAACCCACTCGGCGCACGCGAGGTTTGCTCACCTCGGTCGGCGGAAACTCGGGGACGTAGGTGAAGGTCGCCATGATTACGCTGCCAAGAGGCCACCGGGCCGCTTCTGACGGATCAATTCTGCCTGCACCGCCTGCGATACGGCACGGCCCAGCTGTTCAGCCTGCCCAGGGTTGCCCTGCACCTGAGTGCCACCGGATGCGTCCACGTTCACGGTGACATTGGTGCTGCCGCCACCGCTGCCGCCCTTCATGGCCACCGGGATGCGCCGGCCATCAGGCAGAGGCACAAAGGCCTCTGGCATCGAGCCCTCGCCGTAGAGCGCCATCTGAGGGCTGTTGGCGATGCCACCTGAGGCGTACTTGCGCAACGGGACCGGGCCTGCGCCGGTCATGATGCCGCCGTCGGCAAAGCCAAACAGCTTGGCGATGCCGCCGCCAGGGCTCAGCGCCGATGTCAGCCCCTTCACGATGGGCTGGATGATCATGATCTGCGTGATCTGACGGGCGATGTCCTTCAGGACGGTGGCACCAATCTGGCGGAGGCTGTTGCCCCAGTTCTCCGTGCCGTTGATCAGTAAATCCATGGCCGAACCCAGACCCTGGCCGATGGATCCGGCGATGCCGGCCGCCAGTTGCTTCTGGCGCTCCATGGTTTCGTTCAGGCGCACCAGCTTCTCGTTCTCCGCCACGATTCCATCCACGATGCCCTTCTGCGCCTGCTGACGCTGAATGGTGTCAGCCAGGATCTTCTCGACCTTGATGCGCTGCTCCTCGGTGAGCGCGTTGCCCTGCAGGTCGAGGGTCAGCTGGTCGCGGAGCACCTCGAGCTTGTTCTGCTCCGCTCTCGCGCCGTTCTCCGCTTCCACCCGCGATTTGGCCACCTCGGGGTTGATGCCAGAGCGGACCAGTTCGTTGATGCGCAGCTGATCGCGCAGCTGGTCGCCGATGCTCTTCGTCTGCCCGTCCAGCTGAGAGGTCACCTGCGTCAGTGCCGACTGCCGCGAGGAGATCAGCTGGTTGATGTTGGCCTCTTGCTGGGCTCGCTTCTCGGTCTCGCTCAGCTCCTTTGTCTTGTCCACGGAGCCGGTCAGGCCACCGATCAGCCTGGCCGCATCGCCGGCAAAGCTGCCAGGCGCAGGACCGGCGGCTGCTGCTCCCGTAGCCGACTGGGGAATGATGTCGCCCACCCGGTAGGCCTGCCCTCCTGCAACACCTGCTGCTGCAGCGGCCTGAGCCTCGGGCAGATACTGCTTGTAGGCGCCGGAACGATAGACGGACCACGCGCCAAAGCCTTGGGAGCCGAAGACAGCCCGTGCCGCGTTGGCGTTGGTGGCGGGGTCAAACAGTGCATCGTTCTCTGCAATGCCGAACTGGCGACGACGCTGCGGCCCCATGCCGCCCAGCATGTTGATCTGCCACAGGCCGTAGCTGTTGTCCCCGGTGCTGGCGTTGTTGTTGTGGGCACCAGACCGGCCACCCGATTCGGCCATGGCGATCGCCGCCATGATCGCCGCGTCGTTGGCACCAAAGCCTGCGGACTTGGCCAGCTGCACCAGCTTGGACGTGCCCAGGCTGCCGGCCGGGACCGAGCCAGGCGTGGCGGTGCCGCCTCCAGCACTCGAGAGGGTGGCTGCCGCATTGGTGGCGCCCTTCTCCATCTGCGCCGCGAGCTTCCGGCCTGCGTCTTGCAAGATGTCCGACACCTTGCGGGCATAGCCCTCCTGGATCTTGCCGGCAGTGTCGGACACCTGGAGCTTGAACTCCTCGAGCTTGCGGGCCAGATCGCGGTTGCGATCGCTGGCCTGCTGCTCGATTTTGATGTTCTCCTCGGTGAAGCGGCGAGTTTCGTCGTTCAGCTGCTTCTGGAAGTCGATGGCTTCCGTGCTGAGCCCCAGTGCCGCCCTGCGCTGCTTCTCGGACTCCAGCGCCATGTCCTTCTCGGTGGCCGCAACACGGCGCCGCGCCTCCCCGATGCTGCGCTCCAGCGTTAGCCGCTGATCACCTAGGTCGCGCTCATAGTCGGCCACCTGCTTCGCGGTCTGCTTGCGGAAGTCCGCCAGCTCGCGAGCGTGGTCCTGCGCCGCGTCGGCCAGCTTGTCCTCGGTGTCCTTGCGGATCTTCAGCTCATCCTTCAGCGCATCAGCCTTGCCGCGCGCCTCGGCCGCCTCACGCTCGCGCCGTGCCTCATCCTGGATCTGCTTCTGCTCTGGCGTGAGGGCTTCGGCTTTGTCGCGAGCAGCCGCTGCAGCCTGGCGGTTCGACTCAACGATCGCCGCGGTGCGCTGCTGGATGAATGCGTTGTATTCGGATCGATTCGTGAATGCACCAAGGGCGCCAAACTTGCGGCGAGCTTCGCCCTGCGCCTGCAGCTGAGCCAAGAGCTGGCTCTGCGCACCACTGCCGCCGCTGCCAAGGTCAGCAGCGCGCTCGAGCACTCGGGTGAACGCCTGAATCAGCCTGACCGCTGTGGGGCCGAAAGTCTTGGCAATCGCGATCCCGAGCTTCTCGGTGGCGATCTGCAGATCTTTGACGGCCTGCGCCCCGGTGTTGAACTGCTGGTTCAGCTTGCCCAGCTGCGAGTCCTTCAGCTTGGCCAGCGCCCGCAGCACCACGTCGGTGGTGACCTTGCCCTCAGATGCCAGATCCTTCAGCTCGCCGATCGTGACGCCGAGCTCCTTTGCGATCGCCTGCGCTGCCAGCGGTGCCTGCTCACGGATCGAGCGCAGCTCCTCGCCCTGCAGCACGCCGGACGCCAGGCCCTGCTTCAGCTGGATCAGCGCGTTGCTGGTCTCCTGCGCTGTAGAGCCGCTGTTGCGGGCCGCAGCCGAGAAGCCGATGAAGGCATCCTCTAGCTCTTTCAGTGTGATGCCAGTGGGGCGCAGCGATGCGTAGAGGCTGGCGAAGCTCTCCTGTGCCTCGGTGTTGCTGATCCGCAGCGTCTTAGCAATGCGCTCCGTGGCCGCTTGCGCCTGGTTGTATTCGCCGAACTGATTGGTGAGAGCCTTGAGGCGCACCTCAGCGCTCTCGGCCTGCATCCCAACATCGGCCACGTACTTGACGGCCAGAGTGCCGCCAGCGGCCGCCGCAAGGCCCCCTAGACCGCCGCCCATAGCCAGCAGGCCCGTGACGCCACTGCGGGGCGATACGGCAGCCGTCAGCTTGCGCTGCTTGGCCTCGAGCTCATCGATCTGCTTGCCCAGCCTGCGGTAGGCCTGGCTGTTGATGTCTACGTTGTCGCGGAGCGACTTCAGCGCGGCGATGTGGGTGCGCAGGCCGGCGGTGGTGTTGCCCGCCGCGCGCGCCATCCGCGCAATGTCGATGTTGGCCTGGCCGAGCGCCGCCTTCGTTACCTTTGACTGCTGCTCAAGCCCCTGCAGGCCGCGCTTCAGCTGATCGAGCCCCGTGCCCTCGAACTTTGCGGTGAACTTGATGGCCGTGTCCATGTTCATGGCTCAGCCCTCCCGGCTCATTGCAGTCAGCGCAGCGCCTTCCATGATCTGCAGATCCTCCAGGAGCGCGCGCTGGTCGTCCACTAAGTACATCTTAAAGAGCCAGGCCAGCACCGAGTAATCGAGCCCAACAGGGCCGCCCACGCTGGTGCGCCACTGCGTTTGCACACGGCACCACATCAGCAGGGCGTCCCAGTTTTCGGGCCACACCTCGAAGCCCTTATCCTCTGGCAGCTCGACATCCAGGCCGAATACCTTGAGATCGTCTGCTGCCTGATCCTTGACGCCGCCGGTCACCCAATACTCGGCGGCGTCTGTCAGTTTTTTCTCTTGCCCTTGCTCAGGCTGTCGAGCCAAGCCGTCACCACAGCACTGGCCACAAGCGGGACGCCCAGCAGGTCGGCCTTGGCCTTCTCGCTGTAGGGCACTTCTCCGCCTTTGCCGTCCTGGATGCCTGCCCAGCCCACCAGCACCTCCTGGCAGAGGTCATCGTCGCCCAGCTCGCCCGACTGAATCAGGTCCCACACCTCGCGGATGCGGGGCTGAGACAGCCGCTTGAACTGCGCGTCAAAGGTCTGCTTTTCAAACCGGCCGCCGTCGATGGGGAACTCAACGGCGACAGGCCAGGTGTAGGAGTCGCTCTGAGACAGAACGAAGGGCATCAGAACACCTCGATGGAGAACTCATCATCGCCGGTGCCGTTGTTGGACGGCAAAGCAGCGAACGGCACAGTGTACTGCGTAATCCCGTTCTGCTCGGCGTAGTTGATGGTGGTGATGTTGGCGCGCGGAACAGTCAGCTTCACCGTGTTGCCAGCGGCCACGCCGTGGGTCACGGTGCAGTTGCCAGTCGTGGATGACGTGGCGGCAGTGAAGTAGTTCTTTGTCGCCATGGTGATGGCGTCGAACTGCACGGTGCCGGAGGTGTTGCGATCAGTGAGCAGCACTTCCTTGGTGTTGCCAACCAGCTCGCGATACACCATGTCCATCCCGATCTGCAGCTCCAGGCTTTGCAGCTCTGCTGCATAGCTGTGGAACTGGAAGGCCGAGCTGTTGGTGTTGTTGAAGATGCGCGGGGCCTGGAAGCCCGTGTAGACCGCAGAAACACTGCTGAAGCTCACATCGGTCGGGCCGTTGTAGATGCCCATCAGCTCAAACTGATAGACCGGGATCTGGCCCACGGTCATGTTCAGGCTGACAGTGCCACGGCACCCGGTCACCTTGTGCTGCACTCCGTCGATGTTGACGTAGATGGTGCAGGAGCTGAACGACTCGGAAACCGGCGCATAGGTGACCTTGCTGGCGGCTGCCACGGTTTCGGACATGCCGCAGGCTTTCAGGATCGGGCCATACTTGGGCACGGTGCCTGCAGCGCCGGCGCCGGCAATCTCCACCTCGAAGGTGATGCGGCTGCGGACGTTGCTGATGAGGATGTCATCAGCGCCGAAGTAGGGCTTCACCAGGTCGCGGTTGACCTGCTCGGCATCGACCGGCTGGATCTCCAGGTTGCGCACCAGGATCGCGTTAGCCGCGCCCGTAGGGGTGGGATCGGTGCCGTAGGTGGCTTCAGTCTTCGCGAGCAGGACTCGCTTGTTATAGAGGAGGGGCATGGCCGGTTACCTCAAGACTCGGTAGAGGGTGCAGTGGCAGGCTCGGGAGCCTTGGGTGATGCGGCCTTGGGAGCGGCAGGAGCCGTCTCCTCTTCCAGCTCCGCTTGCGTGGGCTGCGGCTCCGTGCGGGAGCCATCAACCAGGGCGCGCTTGCCGGTTTTTGGATCGACGGTGTAGGTGCCGCCCTTGCCGTGGTTTTCGTCCACCATGTTAATCCTCACGCCAGAGAGAGGTCGCCCGCTTGGGTTCGGTAGCGGATGGAGTAATCCATCAGCACCACGCCCGCTGGCTGGTCTGCGTCCATGCTATCGAAGGTCACTCGTAACGGAACGATCTCAGTCACCAGTCCCGTCAGCGTGGCGTTGCTGAGCAGTTTCTTGTGGACATCTTCCACGATCGGATCAGCAAGCTGATCAGGAACGGCGCCGCGCACGATGATCGCGATCCGCACCGTCATCTGCCAGTCCAGCTTCGGCACCACCGAGTTGTCCGCCTGGTCGGTCAGCGGCTCCACCACGATCGCTGGGCTCTCCTGCCGCGCGATCGGTTCCACCCGGCTGCGGTAGATCCGCGTGCTCACGCCAGTGGTGCCGGTCAACGCCGTGCGCACCGCAGCCAGGATCGTCTCGCGCTTCGTCGTCATCAGTGGCACATCACGCTGACGTTGACCGTAACGCCGCCGCCAATACTGGTGACCGTTGCGCGGACGTAGCGGACTGCCCGGCCAGGGTAGAAGTGCGCGTCAACGGTGTTTTGCGAGTGCGTCTTGGCTTCGTCGAGGCTGAACCAAGTTGTGCTGTCAAGCGATCCTTGGTCCTGGATGGTCACGTTGCCAGTGACGTTATGGACAAAAGTTAAGTGCGAGCCATGCACCTCCACGGCCGGGGTGGACCCCAGCGCGGTTAAGGGTGAGAAGTGGTGGACGTTGCGGTCAAGCGCCGCAGAGGATCCATAGATAGTCATACCTTCGTCAGCCCGATTTCAACGAAAGCGCCGTCGTCCAGCTTGCGCGCCTCGCGCACCTGGTAGTTCACGCCGGCCACCGTGATCGCGTCGCCGTACTTAAGGCCGCCGAAATCAGCAGCGCGCGCCGTCAGCGAATAGTCGGTGGTCAGCACCATGTCGCCCGAGATGACCTGGCTGGGCATGTCGAGGATGCCCAAAGCCGAAATGGCGCCAGCCGTGCAGCTGACGCCAAAGTCGTTCAGGAACACCGTCAGGTCTTCACTGATCGCCATCGGCCTTCACCTTGCGGGTTGCCTTCGGCTTGATCTCCTCAGCCGGCGCCTCAACAGCGCGGCCCATGCGCAGCAGCTCGGCAGCCACGTCGCTGTCCAGTTCGTAGACCTTGCCGGCCTCGAGGTATTCGCCCCGAGCGGCGCAGTCGCTTTCGATCAGAACCTTCATGAGAAAAAAAGGGGGCGGTTGCCCGCCCCGTCTCCTATCAGGTGGTGATGTCCAGGATGGCGGCGAAGCTCTTGGGATCGCGCACGGCCACGTCATAGGTGACGATGCCGCGGACGCTGGTCAGAGCCTTGCTGAAGTCGTCGCTGTCCTCGCCCACGGTGATCTCGAGGCCGTTGCCCCAGAAGCCGACCATGGCCTGGCTGAAGTCGCCCATCAGCAGGGCCGAGCACACCCCAGAGCTGGAGCCCTTGGTGAGGGTGCTGGGCACCTGGTTGGAGGCGGCCAGGGGGTAGCCGTTCATCGTGCCGGGGGTGGGGCCGCGGCCGATGCGAGCTGCATCAGCGTTGAACAGGAAGGGGCCGTCGCCGGTGGTGGAACCGCCAGCGCGCAGCTTCTTCAGGGCTGCCATCACCTTGTAGTTGGTGAGGTAGGCAACGGAGCCGGGGTTGACGGCGCCGTTTACGGTCATCACCGCAGCTTCCAGGTCCACCACCTTCTCGAGGGTGATGGCGCCACCGTTGGTGCCCATGGCCACCGAGCCGATGCCGGAGGTCTGCATGATGCCGGTGGGCTGGCCGCTGGAACCGGAGCCGTTCAGGATGCCCAGGTCGATGGCCAGGTTGATGCCATCGGTCAGGTCACGGCGAACCAGCTCCTCGATGCCAGGGGTGCCCTGCAGCAGGGTCTGGCGGCTGTACTTGGAAAGGGCGGCCAGGTTCTTGGGAGCCATGGTCACCTGGTCGAAGGTGGACTCCGACTGCGTGATCGCGGTGGTCTGGGTGCTCAGGTAGTAGGTCGAGGCCACACCGGAGCGGCGGGGGATCGCCACGTTGCCGACCAGGCCAGGCATGGTGCGCACGCCCAGCTGCAGCATCACGCCGGTGTTCCGCAGGAACTCGATGAAGTCATCGGCCAGCAGATCGGTCGCGACCAGGTTGCCGCCGGTGGTGGCGCCGGAGGTCACATAGGTGGCGCGCTGATTCAGTGCCGAGAAGGGCACGAAGAAGGAGCGCTCGGTGGTCTTGGCCACGCCGGACTTCTCCACTTCGCGGGAGAGGTCGCGCACCAGGCCTGCCTCGCGGCTGGACCAGTCGCCGGTCAGCATCGCGCGGATGCCGGCGGTGATGCTGTAGGAGGCGCGCTCCTGAGAGGCCATCTCAACAGGGGCCACGGTCTCGACGGGCTTGATACCCAGCTTGTCGAGCACGGCAGCGCGGGCCTCATCGAGGCTGCGGCCGCCTTCGATCAGCTGGCGGCCGAGGTCGGCCATGTTGTGCTTCTCAGTCAGGGCAGAGATGCCGGCAATGCGAGCGCGCTCAGCCTTCGCAGCCTCGGCAGCCGCTTCAGCCCGCACCGCTGAGATGTCAGGGGTGTTGTCCATCGGAACCTCAGGTTCTGGTTGGGGGGTTGGAGATGCGGCGGGGGCCGCAGGTTGAGCGTCGAGAGCACGCCCGACGCCGACCGTTGGGTCTGCAGGTATGCTAACCACGCTCACTTCGTAGGGACTCCAGCGAGTCGCCACGAAGTCGCCAGTGCCGCGCTGCTCCATGTCTTCGATCTGGTAGCCGAAGCTCACGTTTCGCAGCACGCCGTCTTTGACATCAGCCAGCACTTCCTGGGCGAAGCTATTACGGCTGAAGCGCACGCTGACGTAGCCGCGCTTTTTCTTGCCATCGATCCACGCGCGCTCGACTACGCCCACCACCTTGTTGGGGTCGTGGTTGAACAGCAGCGGCGCGGAATCGTTGAGGCGTGCCAGGTCGGCGGCCTCGCGATCATGGCTCAGCACTTCGTTGCCGAAGTAGCGGGCCACGGGGAACTCGGAACTGAAGGGGAACTCGATGGTGCGCTCGTCTTCGCCGACCTGAAAGTCAGCTACCTCGGCGCGCTTCAGGAGCTGCCCTTCGAGATCACGCGATAGGTCCATCGGTGTCCTCAGTGTCATCCTCACCATTATCGTCGCCTGCGTCCGGGTCGCTGGCCGGAGCCACCTCCTCGGCCTGATCCTCACCCGCGTCGCCGGCCTGCTGCGTGCCCGCCGCGTTCACCTCATGCGGGTCGGTGTCGAACGTCAGATCGAGCTCATCAGCCAGCTGCAGCTCGGCGGCCCTGGCCACCATCAGCTCCTCGAGGTCGCCGCCTTGCTCGGCCACCACCTCGCCCAGTGTCTTGAAGCCGCAGCGCACCGCGTCCTTGTAGGCCTGCACTTCCTTCGCCGGATCCACCCACGCCCACCCGCGTGGCATCCACCGGATCGCCCGGTAGCGCTCGGGGTCGGTCTCGTAGAACGGCAGCCCCAGCGCGCCGCCCAGCACCGCCATCTCCAGCCAGGCCTCGAAGACCGGCTGATGGAAATTCTCGATCAGGTACTGCTGCAGCGCGCGCCAGTGGTCGCGGTCCTCGAGCAGGCTCAGCCGGCTGCTGCTGTAGTTCGTCTGGCTGAAATCGCGGCTCACGCTCTCGTAGGAGCAGCCCAGACCCGCCGCCATTGCCCGCAGCATCGCCCTCAGGAACGGCTCAAACTGCCCATCCGGTGCATCCAGCGATGGCACCGTCACCTTCTCGCCAGGCGCCAGATACTTGAACACGCCGGGCTCAAAGTTCGACACCCGCTCGCCGTCCACCACCTCATCGCCCAGCAGCTCGCCCTCGGGGCTCTCGATGAATCCCATCAGCGCGCTCGAGGCCCGCGCGCGGATCACCTCCGCCTCCTCATAGCCCTGCAGGTGGTGCAGCCGCTGGATCGCAGTCGCCAGCCACGGCACGCCACGGGTCTGGCCGGGCCGGTCCATCAGGTAGAGGTGGATGATCTCCGACGCCGGGATCAGCTGGTGCCGCGCACCGGGCTGTCCCTGAAATGGCGCATCGCCGGGGTGTTTCTTGAGGAACGCATACTGCACCGGCCGGCCCCAGCGGTCGCACTCGACCCCCATCCGCCACTCGTTGCCATCGATCGTGCTCTTGCCCGTGTAGGTGTCATCGAGCAGATCCGACTCGATCACCTCGAGCGCGAACGGCACCTTGCTGCCACCGAACGGCTGCCGCACCTTGCGGATGAACACCTCACCCGACTCGGCCATCGCGCCGATCACCAGGCGCTCCAGATCGTGCCAGCTCAGCCGGCCGCCCGTGTGGCAGTGCTGTTTCTTGCTCCAGACCTTCCAGGCGCTCTCGATCGCATCGTTCACCTGCTGGTCCAACCGGCCGCCGCCGCGCACCATCCGCACCTGCGCCTGCATCTTGATGCCGGTGCCGATCACGTTGTTTTTCACCGCACGGATCGCCTGCCGCGCGTAGTCGTTGTCGCGCACCAGCTGGCGCGAGCGATTCCGCAGCCGGGGCAGGCTGCCCTTGATCTCAGCGTCGGCGCTGGTGCCGCCCGTCACCCAGTCGCTGGTCAGCCGGCTCACCATCGCGCCCTGGTACATCCGCCGCCGTGGTGCTGGGGTCGGTGCAGCGCCGCGCTGCAGCCAGCTGTAGATCGCAGATCGGACGCCCATTAGAACCGCACGTAGAGGTTGTGAGGATTGCCGAGGCCATTGGCCTGCAGCTGCGCGGCCTGTTCGCGCTTCACGCTGGCCTTCAGACTAGATTCCAGCGTTAGAAGATCAGTCATCTCCATTTTCTTCAGCCGCCGGTTGCCGATCGTGTACTCGGCCACCGCACCGCCGGAGATGATCGAGCGGATCGCAGCCTGCACCGCCTCGAGGTCTTTCTGCGCCTGCGTCCTGTTGTCGAGCGCCGCAGGGGTGCCGGTGTAAGCCAGGTTGGCATCGATCTCGAACTGGCCAGCGCCCAGCGTCACCGTCTCGCCGGCCTTCGTCGCCACCGCCTGCCAAAAGCCGGTGTCGTCCGCGTGGAATCCTTCGGTCGTGGTCGCCGAAAGACTGAACTGCCACCCGGTCTCGTAGGCCGTGCCAGTTGCCGTCGCGCCGTGGTTGTTGCGGTTGAACCGGAAGTAGTAGGTCAGCGTCCAGCCGGCCGCGCTGCTGATCGGATTGCCCAGCGTGTCGCTGCTGGCGACATCGCGCCACTTCACGGTGTCGCCTTCGGTGATCCGGGCTGGGAAGTTCACTGGCCTCACCAGTTGCGGACGAACGCCGACGCCGCGGCTTCTCCCGATCTTAGGCGCGGCTTGCGCGGCTCGGCATCAGTGTTCTCCAGTCGCTTCTCCAGCTGATCCCAGATCGTTCTGCGGTCATACCGCTGGTACAGCCGATGTACCGCTGCATACGCATAGACCAGACAGTCCAGCGCCTCATTCCGCGCGCTTGGTTTCTTCACCCATTCCCGCACCGGGAAGCCCTTCACGTACCGCAGCGCCTGCTTCTCTGCCGTCAGCTGCTCGAAATACTCACTCCCGGTCTGCGCATGAAAGTGCAGGTAGCCCGGCCCGCGTTCGTTGTGCTTGAGCCTTCCGAACAGCGTGGTCTTCACCGTGTCGCCACCCACCGGGAACACCTGCGCGCCGCGCTTCAGCGTGCGGCCCTGCGCGCTGATGTCCACCTTCGTCGCCTTGCCGATCGGCGGCTTGCCGCGCTGGCTCTGGCCCTTGATCGCGATCACGCCCGCCGCCTGCCGCTCCCGCGCGTACTGGTACACCTCCGCCGTTGCGTGGCCGCCCGAGTCGATCGCCACCACGTCCGCCCGCAGCTTTGCCCCGCTCACGTGCTCCCAGTCGTGCAGCACCAGCAGGTCCAGCTGCTTCCACACCTCCGGCCGGCAGGGGTCGCCGTAGATCTCCTGGTGGTCGATCAGCCAGCCCTCCTCCTCGCGGCCCCACGCCCACACGCTCACCGCCAGGCGATCGCCCGCGCTGCCGCCGCCGCCCTGCACGTCCACGCCGATCGTCACCGCCAGCGCGCCCTCCGGCAGCCGGCCCGCCGCATACGGCTCGCACCGCTCCAGCAGCGCATCCGCACTCACCTTGCTGGCGAAGTCCTCCTCCCACGTCTCGGCCAGTCGCGTGTTCACGAACGACTTCAGCATCGGCGCATCGGCCTTCGCCCGCAGGAAGTCGTCCACCATGTCGGCCCAGCTCAGCCAGCCCAGCGGGCTATAGAGCCCCGACAGCTGGAAGCCCGCGGTTTTGCCGTCGCTCGGTGCCGTCGCGCGCCACTCGCCCTGCCGCAGCATGGCCGGCTTGTGGATCTCGGCGAACCGCTCATGGCAGTGCTCGCACTCATAGGCCGCCGTCGCTGGGTCGTTCTTCTCCCACTTCAGCTGCGGCCATTTCAGCCACTGCATTACCTGACAATGCGGGCACGGCACGAAGAAGCGCCGCTGATCGCTCCGTTGAAACTCCGCCTCGATCCGGCTGAAGTCCTTCACGGTCGGGGTGCTGGTGAGCAGGATCTTCCGCCGCGCGAACGTGGTGGCCCGCTTCTCGGCCAGGCTCACCGGGTCGCCTTCGCCGTCCACGTCCAGCGGGAACGCATCCACCTCATCGCAGAAGATGTAGCGGCATGGCGTCGAGCGCAGGCCCGTCGCCGAGTTGGCCCCGGTCAGCAGCATCATCCCGCCGGGGAACTCCTTCGAAAACATCGTGTTGCCCGAGTCCCTCGAGCGGCTCGGCGCGATCTTCTCCGCCAGCACCGGCGTCTCCGTCACCAGGCTCTCCAGCCGCTGCTTGCTAAGCCGCTTCGCCATCTCCACCGTGGGCTGCACCAGCAGCATCGGCCCCGGCGCGTGCGCGATCACGTAGCCCAGCCAGTTGCTGCCGCTCTCGGTCTTGCCCGTCTGCGCCGCAAACATCATCACCACCCGCTGCACCGTGCTGGTGGTGCTCAGGCAGTCCATCGGCTCGCGCAGGTACGGCGTCCTATTCGTCCGCCACGGCCCCGGTTCCGCGCTTGCCTTGCTGCTCAGCCGCCGGTGCTTGTCCGCCCACTCGCTCACCGTCAGCGGTGGCTCCGGCCGCAGGCCATCCATGAACGCATCGCGCCACACCGTCACTGCGCCACCTCCTGCAGCGACAGCAGCGCATCACGGTGCTCATCACTCAGCAGCTGGTGGATCACCGCCGGGTCGGTCTCGCCCGCCAGCTGGTGGCTCAGCCGATCGGCCAGGTTGCTCAGCGCCTCGCGGATGCTCCGGCCCACCTGGAAGGCGTCCTTCTTCACCTCCTCGGCTGGCACCAGCTCGCGCCGTTGCTGCGCCACCTGCAGCTTGCTCAGCTCGGCCTGGTAGTGCTCGCGCCGCGCCCGGCTTTCGTTCAGCTCCGGGATCGCATCATCCGGCAGCGCCTCGATCGCGCGCTTCAGCTCCACCGGCGTGCGCGCCTCGATCGGGTCGGCGTGGCTCACCTTCGCGTTATGCGTCGCCTTCGTGTTCCGGTTCCACAGCTCCAGCGCTTGGTCCCGGTCCAGCCACCGCTTGCCGTCCTTCTCGACCACCGCCGCTGCAATGCGTGACTTGCTCGCCGCCGTTACGGTTCCCTTCGCGCAGCCCTTGATCGCTGCGAACTCGCTGAAGGTGACTAGCAAGCTGTTGCAGGCCCTTACGCCATTTGAATGGTAGTGAACTATTGAACTACTGAACGGGTGGGGCGCGCTATGCCCTCAAATCTCATTGTGAGTCCCGTTTGAGACTGCTTTTTTCTGACGCTAGCTGAGGCGCGGGGTCGCGAAACACCCGCGGGCTGGGCCGGGGGAGGGACCCGCCACCTGCACTTGAGAATCACTCTCAATAGGGCACCCCTCGGCCCAAACCCCTTGCGGCGCAAGGGATCTCAGCGATCGGCCCCTGCGACGGCATAACGATGGCGTGATGTCAGCGCCCCTTGAGAACGCCTGCGCCGCAAGGGATCTCAGCGACCCCCCAGCCTCCTTGCCATCTCGGCCTGCACCGAGGCCCTGAGCTGCGTGGGCCAGGCCTGCTCGAAGCCCTGCTGCAGCACCTGCCGCACGGGGAACTGGGGGCGCCTGGCCTTGGGGTTGGGGTCGATGGTGAACAGCCGCCTGGTGCTGGTGTCCAGCGTCGAGGTGCGGGGGATGAATCCTTGCTTCCGCTCGAACACGGCCATGGTGCTGCTGCCCCGCTTCACCGGGCCGATGAAGTACTGGCCGCCTTTGGTGCGCGCGCCGCCGAGGATCTTGGCGTAGTTGCTCAGCGACACGTTGCCTGAGGCGTTAAGCAGGCCAGCCCCACGGGCCGGGACCAGCACGGCGCCGGAGGGCACGCCGGCCAGCTTGGTGGCGGAGAGGTCGGCGCCCTTCAGCTGCGGCCTGGTGCCCTTGACGATGGGGAGCAGGTAGCGGGCCGCCGGGGTGCCACGGCCACCAGCGCTGGACTTGAATCCCACCTCAGCGGTGAGGTCATCAGCGCGAGCGAATCGGACGTAGGTGGAGTTGAGGGTCCAGCGGGTGGGGCGATCGACGTATCGGGGGGTGTCCTGCCGCAGCTGCCGCTGAGCGGCCTGAGCGGCGCCTGTGAGCGCCTTGGCGGCCGCATAGCGCAGGTTCTGGTCCGTGAGCAGCCGCACCCGGCTGTCGAGCCTCTGGAGGGCTCCTGCGTCGAGGTCGATGCGGATGGTGCTCATGGCCCAAGGGTAGGGGCGGTGCCCCGATCGGCATAGCGAAAGCCCCGGCAGCAGGGTGAGCCACCGGGGGTTCGAGCTCCTGTCAACCTACCGACCTCGCCAACGTTGGCCTTATAGCTCCTTTTTTTCTCCTCCCCTCTCCCTTCTATTAGTTTATTACTAAGGTTAGAAGGTTAGTAAGGTTAGTAAAGGGCTTGGCGGGGCAGGGTTTTCGACTCTCCAACCTCACTTTGGAGGTTGGATAAACACCCACTTATTCCGACCTTCCAACCATGCGCGCTTCTTTTCGTATCCCAGCTCTCTCATGATGGACGCAACCTGCATCTGGTCGGCACGCACCTGGCGCTCGACCGGCTTGCCGACCGCCTCCGTCAGAAGCAGCTCGCTGGTGATGGGTCGGCCGAGGTTCCGCACCAGCCATTCCTGGATCGCGGCCTTCCACGGGCTCTCGACCAGGTAGGTCTCGTTTTCGGCGTCCACCTGCGCGGCGTGCTCCCGGCTGAGGTGGTTCGGCTCGCCGGCGCGGTAGGCAGCGACCGCAGCGGACCAGATCGCGTCGCGCTCAAGCAGCAGACCATCGACCTGGATGTGGGGCGCCGCGGTGACTGGCACGACCCAGAAGCGGCGGTTCCCGGTGTCGTCCACCAGGAAGCCGGTGTCGCGGTTGGTGGAGCCGACGATGATCGAGCGGCGTGGGAACGACTCGGTGGTGCGCTGGTAGGGCGCGCGGAACATGTCGGTCTGCTGCGTCAGGAAGGCCTTCACCTGGCCGGCGTGCTTGCGGCCGGTGATGTGGTCGAGCTCGGCCCACTCCATGATCCAGCTGCGGTGCAGCACCATCAGGTCGTCCTTCGAGCCGATGTCGCGGAGGGCATCGCTGAACCAGAGGCCGCCGAGGTTGCGCCAGAAAGTGCTCTTGCCGCAGCCCTGCGGCCCCATCAGGACGCAGGCAGAATCGTGCTTGCAGCCGGGCTCGAAGATCCGCCGGACGGCCGCGATCAGGGTCGCCTTGAGCATGGCGTCGTAGAGGCTGCCGGGCTGATCGCCGGGTCGGAGGTAGGCGGTGGCGAGGTGGTCGATCGAGGCGGGCGGCACGTGATCGGCGACGTGCTCGAGGTACTCGCGGACTGGATCGTGGGGGTTCTCGAGGGCGACGACGTGCACGGCGTCAGCGGCGAGATCCTTGGAGACCTTCACGCCCTGCTGCGCCAGCTGCAGGTAGAAGTGCTCGATGTGCTCGATGGGTCGCTGGTCGAGCTCGATCACCGAGGTGAAGACGTTCCAGCGGAGGCGATCGCCGAGCTGCTGGCGCAGGAGCTCGAGGAGCTCGTTGGATTCGAGCTTGAGGAGCTTGCCTTCGCGGCCTGTAGGCTTGGGGGCGTCATGCTCCTGTGGGTGGGAGTTCGAGGGCCGTCCTGCCGGTGATGCGGGGCGGCTCTTTTCGTAGCCGGCCATATGGGCGAGGGTGCCGAGGGTGACGCCATGGCCGTTGAAGCTGGCCCACTTCGCCTCACAGGCACCGGACTCGAACTTGCCGGAGGTGGCAGACCAGTCGATCCAGTAGCGCAGCAGCGAGTCGTCGCCGACGCTGTGGAGCGCCATGCCGACCTTCACCCAGGTGTCGTATTCGTCGGCGTAGGCGGTCGGCACCCGCTCGAGGTAGTCGAGGGCGCGCTCGCGGTCGTCCTTCTCAGGCAGGCGGATCAGCGGTGCGGGGTCGGGCTGGTGGCGCTGCATCTGCTGGAGCAGCAGCGACGGCGCTGTGGCGATCGGCAGCTCGGAGGGGCTGCGGCCCTTCAGCCAGCGGTAGGCGCCGGTGATGGGGTGAGCGCCAGCGACGACCGACTGGCAACCGGACCAGCGGAGCTCGAGCTGCTCGCCCTTAATGGAGCTGCGGAGCTTGGTGGTCTTGATCGTGGACCAGAACGGCTCGGGCACCTGGTAGATGATCTGCAGGCGACCGTCGCGGCCGGAGGTGACGGCCCAGGACTTCGGCAGGTCGCGGAGCGGTGCGCCGATCTGCTCGAGCACCTCTGAGGCGCCGAGGCCATCGTGATCGACGAAGAGCAGGCCGCCGGATGCGGGGCCGGCTAGGACGCCAATGGCGACGGCGCGACCGGCGCGGATCTCAGCGGCAAGGGCATCGCGGGTGATGGGATTCTTCTGCCATTCGGGCTGGTAGGGGCGCTTGTCGTTGCCGACGGCGACGAGAGCCCAGGAGGGTGGGAGCTGCTCGAGCTGGGTGATCAGTGGGTGGGGTGTCATGCGGAGAGCGGGAGCTGGGGGTGAACGGAAGCGAGGCGCTCGGTAGCGAGCGCGATGTAGTCAGGGTTCAGTTCGATGCCGGTGTAGGTGCGGCCGTGCTGGATCGAGACCAGGCCGGTGGTGCCAGCACCGTTGAAGGGATCGAGCACATGACCGCCTGCTGGTGCGCCCGCGAGGATGCACGGCTCGATCAGGTCTGGTGGGAAGGTGGCGAAGTGCGCGCCCTTGAAGGGGCGGGTTGCGACGGTCCAGACGCTCCGGCGGTTGCGTGTGCCGCTGGCTGCAGGCTCGGCCATCGCTTCACTG